GGATGTTCCAATGTAAATTTAATGTTAAACATTTCTCTTAACCTCCTGTAACATATTTATGTACGGAGATCCTGACAAATAAGTATTAAATACTACATCTTAACATTTTCTATAGATAATCCTTCCTTGCATGGTGTTCTGGGATCACTTTGCCTAGTTTAACGGTAAGAAGTCCATCCTTAAATTGTACTTCTCTGACCTCTGTGTCTTCTGATAATGTCCAAGCTCTAGTGAAATTTCTTTGAGCTAACCCTTTATGGACATAATCGGCATCTTCTTTAGTCTCTTTGTTCCCTTCGACTATAAGTTTACCATATTCAGTATAGACGTTGATGTCCTTCTTACTGAACCCTGCTAGTGCAATCTCTAGTCGAGACTCAACATTGTTTATGCTGATTAGATTGTATGGTGGATAGTTTTGTGTCGTATCAAAATTAAAGAATGAGTTTAGATAGTCATCCATTCCAATAGAATTCTTCGTTATCTTATCGAATAATTCTGGCAAATTGGCAGCATGATACTGTGCTAGTGTGTTCATAGTTCTCCTTATTAAGCGAGTGTAATTGATGTCCCTTTCGGCGACACTACTATTTAACCATAAAGCATAAAAAAAGAGGGTCGTACAAACCCTCTAATGTCTTAGTAATAACCGTTAATCTGCTTTTACAAACGTACTCTGTGACGATTGTACTACCTTTTTCTTCTTACCAATATTATATTTGGTCTCTAAAGTCCAATCACCTTTGTCTTTGTATGATAAAACTTTGATTTGATTTAGAGGAGCAACGTCAGTAATTAGTTCTGAATTAATAATAGTGATCAATCCCCAATCTGAAAGGAGGGTAATGATTCTATTTCTACGTTGGACATCATTAATAGAAAGATTAGCTGACTTTCCATCTAGTGCAAACAATTCTTTGAAGTGAACTATAAAATATCTACCTTGCTTGTGAAGTATATGACATGATTGATAAATCTTTTTTTCTTTTCTTGAAGCCACACCGATACGAGTCAGCGTCTCTCTCACTTTCAAGAAATCATCTGGTTCATTCAATGTTACTTCAATCATCTGGTCCTGTGACCAAGCAATCTCAGGTTCTGTAAACCCACTCATGCTGTACCTCCAACGTCAATGCGTTTTTTAATGTAGTTCAACTGCTCTTTAGTTAAAATCCTTAACGCTTGGATTGCCTTTTCATTACTATAACCATAGTATTTCTTGACAACATCAAGGTTCTTGATCTTATCTTTACGGAGCCAAGGAGAGTATCTTTTCTTTCTCCTAAGACTATTTAGAAAAAATTGATATTGAAGAACCTTGTCTAGGTGATGGTTTACATTCATTTCATTAACGAACATGATACAATCATAGTGTGCTGATAGACACTTGTTAATGATAAATGGAGGATACTTTTTGATAGCTTGGGGATCTTCTAGGGTGAGATCCACCTTTGTTTGGTTGATAGAGTTCAACCAATCTTTCAATTCAATCATCTTATAATATCAAATGTTGGAGTAGAATCTTTCTTAAATATCTCCTGTTCCATTCTTACTCTGCCTTCATCTCTGAGATTCTCATATCTTCGGGAAGCTTTCTTTTTCCACCATGAGACAATCTGATCAACAGAAAATCTATCATAGTTCTCTGCCTTCTCTAATGTATCTTGTTCCCCTAGAATAACTTCTCTAGAATTCTTGAATCCATATGTAGACATATAAAATCTTTTCTGTTGAGTAAGATTCTTTGCAGACAGAATAGCATTATTAAACTCTTGAAGTTTATCTACATCTCCTAGGTGTTTCTTAATGAGGGATATCATTTTAGATTGTATCTTCAACTTTCGACTAGAAGCATCTTCCTTAACTATGCACTTATCATTATTCAAAGCAGTGAACTGTTTATTCAAGTCTTGAAATATAGAGTCATGTAGTAAAGGAGTGAAGTCACTATCAGTTAGGCCTTTGTATCTCATATATGGTTTGAGTCCATCATACTGTGATGATGATTTAGTAGAACCATACAGTGATGTCGTTTCAAATAAACATATATCTGCGTTATACTTTGCGTTCAATTCTTCTCTTGCCTGATGTGAACAACACAACATCGCTAGAAGTTTACCACCAAGATAGTTGAAACCGAACGGTTGAGTAGGAACAATAATGAATCCCATGATTGCATGGCGATTGAACCGACCCAAATCAGGTACGGTTCCCAACCAATCATTTCTTGGTTTGGAATTTATGGTGGGAGAACCGAACCTTATGAAGCCAACAATCTTATTTGTATTCTTTTCAAAGACCATCCACTTTAGAGATTTGCCTGGAATACTATCCTCGAATACATGAGACATTGTAATCTGCAAACTAAGATTGTAGAGACCATTATCAAAGTCTCCACCATAGCTGGATACAATCTTAAAATCCATATCACTAGGATGTCTGTCAAAATCACTAAACAATTCATCCTCAGGACCAAACCCAGGCAAAGCAGTAGGCATCTTAGACATCCTATCTGCTTTTACATTTAAAAGATATTCGTCAATTCTACCTGTATTAGAAAAATAATCTATGAAAGAATCAGCGAACCTCGAAGCATCACTTTCACTTAAAATCATTGTAGGATAGGCATATTGTAATCGTCAGGAGCAGAAGGCATTGGTTGATACCTTGGGCCTGGAACAGGCATAGTTCTAGGTCTAGGAGCTGTAAGAACTTCTACCAGTAAATTAATATCCGCAGATATGGCATCATTGGTATCTGCCATCCTACGATATCCATTACCGATATAGATTTGTCCGACAACAACTGCAACAGTTGCTGCACCCCAGAACAAATAGTAACTTGAGGATTTTATTTGTGCTTTTGTTTTAGCAAAAGTTGATTTGGTCATTTGAATTCACACTCCACCATAATTTCAGTTAAAAATGCCAAGAGATTTATTTCTTGGTCTGCTACAAACGTTGAGTTGTATTGATACTTGGCCACAATGGGAACTGCGGCCGCTTTAGATAAGTTGTCAAAGTTCTCATAGAGAGCATCGTATATACGACGCATGAGAATCTGAGCATCAGAATCTAAATTGTTAACACACCACTTACGAACTTTCTCGAAGTCTTTTGCTTTTAGACTTCTAAGAAGATCTTCAATGTTAACTTGTGAGATACTTACAAGAATAGATGAATCTATATGTCCTGTAACAGAATGTCTTTGACACTCATTTAACACTCTCCTCCAATCAGGAAAATGTTTATTGATGAGTTCCAATATTACTTTCTTTTCTGCCTCAACCTTTTCTGTCTCAAGTATTTGAGTCAACCTTTTAAAGAACTGTGCCATGATTGCTGGTCTGTTCTTTTTATCAACAGCAAAATCAATCACGGAACATCTTGAGTGTAGAGGTTCTATGATTCTATTTTTAAAATTACAAGTGAATATAAATCTACAATTCTTATAGAACGATTCTATGTTTGCTCTCAAGAGAAGTTGCACATCATGAGTAGTATTATCTGCCTCATCAATTATGATAACCTTATGATTTGCATTACTATCCATGAGAGATACAGTAGATGCAAAGTTCTTGGCTTGATTACGAACTGTGTCTAAAAATCTACCTTCGTCCGACCCATTTATTACATAGTAATCTGATCCAAGTTGTTCACATAATGCTTTTGCAACTGTTGTCTTACCTATGCCAGGCGGACCTGATAACAAAAGATTGGGTATCTCTCCTTTAGCAAGGAACTCCTTGAATGTGGTCTTTATATCTTCGGGAAGAATACAATCATCAATAGTTTTTGGCCTATATTTTTCTACCCAAATAAAGTCATCCTTCATTCTTTTCCCTCAGTAACATGGATGGTTTTATTAACTCTAACAGATCTTCGGCCTTTTGTAAACCATTCATCTGTGCAATATAATCCTCCCATGTTTCCATAGGAGTCTCTTGATCTATATTAGCAAGGAGATTGATAACAGCAATCCTCCTTAGAGTTTCATCATCCATCTTACTGACAGTGTATTCACAATACTCTATCGCAAGTTCTTCTTTTGTTTTCATAATTAAAATCCTTTGGACTTT